GATATCAGTATCTAGTTTACTCGTTGCTCTATCATATGCGATAACAAAAGCGACAGCCGCGTCAATCCGTCTCGAAGAAGCCCTAGATTCCTTCACAATACGAGCACCCAAATTATCTATCTTCAACATACAGTTATCCAAATGCCTGGAAAGAACAGGATTACCATCATGAGTCAAAGTGCCTTCAGTAACAGCATCAAACACCTTTTGAGTAGCTGGAATCATTCTGCGAACTGAAGTTGAAGGCCATTCCACCACCGGCAAACCCGATTCCATCAAAACAGCCATCGTTCTCTGCCACCTAAAAGGGTCAAAAGCAATCTCACGAGTATTCCTATACTTCTGACAGAAATCAATAATCGTACGCTCAACATCCAAAGTATCAACCCGCCAATCATCCTGATCAGTAGGTTGCTTTTCCCACGCCTTCACAAGAAACACATGCGGTTTCTCTTCCTTAGTTTTAGGGACAGTAACAGCCACAATAACTGTCGCATCCCCGCTAAACGAGCCATCAACACCCAAAATAATGTCTGAATCTAATGAAATATCTACATCTGAACGCAAAGTATTCCATAAACCAGAAGGCAACCAAGCATTTTGACTGCTGACCCATTGATTGCATCTCTTAGTTCGAAACTCGGCTTCAGGAGTCCTCTTGACCATAGACTCAAAATCCGCTTTGCTGTTCAAATCTCCATAGCCAGGATTAGCAGCAACCCAAGTCTCCTCCAACCTATGATCAGCATCCATAGGGGCTTGCCACCATCCCATATAGAAAGTTGAATCATCAATTTCACCCGAAACGACCTTTTGTCCATACTGATAAAGCTGATAAGCGATGGAATCATGTCCAGTAGAGTCAGTTTTTACTCCACAAGTAGTCGTTGCCAACATCATCGGCTGCCTACGAGAAGCCATAGACAATTGCATAACATCCCAAAGCTCCCTATTAGGTAATGCATGAGCCTCATCCATGATGGTTACGCTACTATTAAGCCCCTCCTTGCTATACGCTTCAGCAGATAAAACACGCCAAATCGAGCCAGTTGAAGGAACTTCAATCACATCTCGATAGATATTACACATGGCAGATAGTTCTGGTTCACGCTCAATAATCTTCCTGGCATCACCAAAAGTAATTCTCGCCTGCTCCTTCTCAGCTGCACAAGAATAAACTTCACCGCCATCATCACCATTAAACAAAAACCAAAGCCCAAGTCCAGTTACAAGGGCTGACTTGCCATTTTTTCGAGCCATTCCCCATAAAGCAGTTCTTTTCTTGAAAAGACCATTTTCATCAAGCTCTAGCGTTTCTTCAAGCAACTTCTCCTGCCATGAACGAAGACGAATAGGTGCACCAGCACCACCAGCAACAGAATCCTTAGTCAAAGTAACGAAGGTATTTATGAAATCAACAGCATCTGCACCACGCGAACCATGTTCGAGACTAGTAGGCGTAACCAGAGCAGGAGGCCAACTACTTACCTGAGTCAATTACAACAACCTGTTCACGCTCTTGCTGTCGCTTACGAAGTTGCTCCATCTTAGTCTCAGCCTTAATCTCCGCCAAACCCAACTTAGAACGAGCATCAACAGTCAAACCCAACAAACCAAGATTCTTCACAATCGCAGATTCAAGATCCAACAGTTGCCGATGGACATGATAGTCATCAGGCTTCTCAACAAACTGTCTCTCCAACACAATCTGCCTATCCAACTGCTTACAAACCAGCAACAACAACTCGACATCCGATTGAGGGCTAATCCAAGTTTGCCCAGCATTAAACACACGATTCCACAACAACATCCCAGCCCAATCCAAAGGCTGATGCGGTTCAACCCTTCCAGCAGACAAAGAAACAGTCCCCGAAACATCAGGCAACTTCTTGCGACCTGGATTGCCCAAAGCTCGTTTCACTTCCAAAGGTTTCGCCGGATTAGCCATGACATCAAGGCTACCAACTTAACTTCCCAAATTCGCATACCCGTAAAAAAGTTGCGGGATGTTCCTCGCAAAAAAAATTGAAACAAAAATGACCCACCCCCATAAAATCCCCGTCATTACTGGGATGTAGCGATGCTGTGTGATGTTGTTGCTTCAGTGATTGATTGATATTTATTTTGTGATTGTCATAGTGGCGTATCCCCACGCCTAGAGTTGCAGCGAATGTGAGCTGCGAGAAGTGGACTGTTCAAGTCTCCTGGTATCAAGTGATCTGCGCTGATGTCGTTGCGGTCTGTAAATAATTCTTGACAGATGTGGCAATGTGTGGCGGTAGCTTTTATTTGTTGTCGCGCATAGCGGTAGCGGGGGTCGTTATACCGATTCCATTTTTCTTTTTGATGTGAGATGCAGTAACTTCCCCCTGTTGTTAGGATACCGCATTTTATACAGGGTTTAGGGAATCTGCCCATCAGTATCTTGTTCTAATGGGTTGTAGATGGCTTGGAATCCTAGAGCGACTTGGTTATCGCTTAGTGTGGAACTATCTCGGCTATCGGGCTTAGAGGACTTATCTGAATGCTTATGAGTTCTTCTCCAAGTCTTGACTAACTCGATGGCTTCTCGGTCATCAGTCTCGAACTCTGCACCGCAAGAACATGTCTCTCTAATCATTTATCTAAGATCCTAATGAACCTTATCTGAGTTTTACTGAAGTTCGATAAAGGCTCGATAACTGTTGTTCCGTATTCTTTGTTGGCGTTGATTATCAGGTTGTTGCCGATGTAGATTGCTGCATGATAGAAGTCTTTTCTGCCTTGATAAGCAAAGACAACAATGTCCCCTAGCTTAGGGCTTGATACTCTGTGCCCGATGTGGCCTTGAGCGTTAGCCGAATGGGGCAGGATAATTCCTAATTGTTTGTAGGCGTATCGCACTAGCCCTGAGCAGTCCCAACCTGAAGGTTTATCTCCACTAAATACATAAGGTGTTCTATGAGTTCGAGATTCTAGATAAGCAACTATTCGGGGCATCCGGCTTATCTGCTGATGTTTGAATAAAGCTTTGTTTATGTCTGTCTGTTTGACTGCCTTGGATTGGGCTACTGCCTGGAGAGCGTTAGTTGTCCCAAAGTTTAGGCTCAAACAGATTGCTACTGCTATAAAGAGTTTTGTTTTCATTAGGCATCCTTACCCCATCCGCCACCAAGGAATCTAGTTGCACCCCAGTCAAAGTTTCGAACCATAACTTCTTTACAGTTCTCACATTTAGGCGTTGTTACTTCTTCTGTGAGTGTCGCAATAATGTCGGCTTTAGCGTTACATCTTGGGCAATAGTAAGAATAAGTTGGCATTAGTTCTCTTTCTGTGGAGCTGTCGAGATTCGAACTCGATTCTTGCAACTGCCCCCGCAGGCCTTGATTGCAATCGAAACCATTTCAGCCCCTAAATCTTCCAGACTGTTCCTGTAAAGTCTAACCCTTTAGATAACTCGAAGCACACTAATCCAGGCTGAGAATCTTCTCCTGCGGTTGTTCTCCACCAGTTAGATCCATTATCTAGAGTCGAAGCCTGCACCCAGAAGCGTGAAGTTCCTCTAGGTGTTGAACCTAACTCTAGAACTCTAAGGTGATGGAAGTGCCCTGAGACACCAATTGTTGCAGCGTGAACAGGTTGCTTACCAAAGGCTTGTTGTCTCCACCATGTCGGCACTTGGTCTGGTCTCGGTGATTGGTGGCCATGCCATAAACCTAGAATGTGAAACCCATCCTCAAAGATGTCGAAGGCTAAAGATTCGTCATGTGGAGCAGGCTCAAAGAATCGGATAGGCAATCCAACCTCTGCAGAGAGTCGAGCTAGAGTTCTTCCGATGTGGATTCCCCAGTCATCAGTAACCTTGCCCACTCGTTGCTTATTGACTCGGAACTGACAATGATTGCTTCCAATGCTCAGATAAGTTATCGGAGCATGTTTGGACAAGAGTTTCAGAGTCTCCCAGGCTAATGATGTCGCTAAATCAACTTGTTGCATAAGAGATAAATCATTGCTCTGAAGTTGATGCATGTCGGCAGCATTACTAAAGTTCTCAATAGTATCACCAACATCACAGAAGATAATCCGCTCAGGTCGCACTTCTTTTACTTTGGCTATGAGTGCTAACTGAGTTTCAGCAACTCTATGAATCAGAGCATCAACACCGCCTCGGTGATCTACTTTTCCAACCTGCAAATCTGACCAAAGAACAACTAGAGCTTTACCAGTTGCAACTTCTTTAGGGGTTACAGGTTTAGACTTCTTAGCCAGCGAATACAGCAAAGGTAAGTCAATAGTCGAGTTTTTTCTCACCCAGCGGATACGGACAGAAGTCATCCACATCGGCTCTAACGGGAATGGTCGAGCAACCTGCCAGCGAGAGATTCTAGGCTCACCAACAATCTCAATTTCATCAGGGTTTATTCCTGCTTCTCTGAGGAACCCTTCAACATCAGTTGCTTCACCATCAGGCGTTCCAGGAAGGACTGCTTCACCGCCATTACCATCAAACTGGACACTAGGAGTCCAGCCTTCAGGATAAGTAACCTTTGGTGCAGGTTTCGCTAAGTCCTCGAACATGAGCATCGCTTCTCTCTATGATGTTTGATAGCAGCATCACTACATTTAGTGCCACGCTTATATAGCTCATTAGAGAGAGTTTTGTAAGGCCACTCAGGAGACATAACAGCCTGTTCAAAGATTGCTTTATCTTTATCTGAGAGTTCAGCCATAATGCTTCTAATTCGGCAGTTAGTTATCCTTTTAGGTAGTTTCA